TTATGAAAAAAATACTCTGGAAGATTTAAAAAGAGACATAAATTTAATGAAACAACTTTTAGAGCAAATAGAAAAATATGAAAATACTACATTTAGTTAGTAACAAAATATGGATGAACCAATGTGTAAATTACAGGAAGGTTCGGGAAAGGGGTTGGCAGAATGGAGGTATATAAATGTGAATTTAGATACCAGTAAGATATTTAGAATAGGTATAGATTGGTTAACTCTATATAACTTTGAAATTAGCTACAATAGTAATCTATATATAACAGAACAAGTAACAGAAGAGTTCTATCAAGAAAAGTTCTATTTAGAAGAACCAAGTTATACCTTGGATAGCACTACACGATTATACACAAGTGGAAAAGAAACGTATTTTAAAAATTTGAGATTTAATCCTAATAAGATTTTGAGTGGACATAATATTTATAATTCAAGAGAAATAGAGTTGGAAGCAGCTCTTTTAATATTAGTAAAAGAACTTTCAGAAAAGGGAATAGACATAGAGTTGGCACAAGCGAAAATAAAAGATATTGAAATAAATCTTAATTTTAATAAAGCTTTCCTAGATGTTCAAGAAGCATTAAAACTTCTTTTTATATCGGTCCCACACTTTAAAAAGATAAGTAGATGCACTAGAAATAAAAGCTATAGATTGATGTTTCAAGATGAGACTCTTCTAGGGAATTATGGAGCTACTCTAGTTACTGCTTATGATAAAACAGAGGAATCTAAAAAACTAGATTTGGAGTTAGATATAACAAGATTAGAATGGAAGTTTTTAAATAGAACCTTTTCATATTATACCAATAAAAAAGGAAAAGATAATAGCTTGAATTCGATTTTAGGGAGCTTTGAGCTTATAGATGGAATCTTCATAGAGAATACCAAGAGAAAGCTCTTAGAAGAGGGGATAAAACACTTAGAAAGTATTATAAAGATTAATTTAGAGAAAGAGTTTCTAGCTTTTAAAAAATCTAATAAATTTGGAAAAGAGTTAGGAAAGAAAGCGAAAAGAGGAGTCTATAGACATCTAGAAGAAAATTGCTGGATATTTGATTATACTCTTCTGATAGAGCTTGTTGATAAACATGATAAACCACATAAAACAAGAGAAATAAAAACAATATTAAAGAATTATTCCAATCACAATAATTTAGAAAAACTGAATTATTTGATGGAATTTATTTTTAACCACTAGTTTCAAATAGTGGTTAAATCTTTGATGCGTAAAAACAAGCTTAAATACTTTGGAAATAGACAGGTTGTAGAGAATATTCAAAGAAGTAATTGTAGTGATTTTTCCTTATTAACTAAATAGCCAATATAAATGACATTTTTATTACTTAACTAATTCTTTTTATAGGAGGTGTGTCATAGCAATGATAAATAAAGTTTCTACTACAATAAAAAAGAGATAAGAAAAAGATTCGAGTATGGAGAAGATCTAAAAGAGTTAGCCTATGAATTTAGATTATCCTATGGCACATTAAGGAACATATCTAGTAAAGAAAAGTGGGTAAAAGGAATAAACTCATCTCTGCTCTACTTGAAGGAAGTTGAGAAAGATATAGAGAGTCACTTGGAAGAGAAAGAAGAGATAAAGGGTCATTATAAAAATCTTCATAAATCAACCTTAGCTTACTTAATCGAGTTAGAAAGAAAAAAAGAAAGACCTACAAACAAAGGGAGAGAAGATGCTTTAAAAACTAGAATAGCTACTCACAGAGATGGTTATCGATTTGCTAAAGAACTTTACTCTATAATGTCTCCAGAGGAAGAGATTGACTACAAGATTAAGTTAGTAAGATATGAAGCATATAAAGAACAGATACTATCAGATGAGAAAGAAAGAGTAATAAAACTAGATGAGGATTTAGTAGATTTAAAATTAAAAAAAATAGAATTGAAAACAAAAGAGAAAAGGCAAAAGCTTATGGAGTTGTTGTAGATGAATAGAATATGTCCGAGATGTAGGAAAGTGTATTCTTATAATCTTAAAGGGTGTCCAAATGGATGTAATAAGAAAACAAGGACTGAATCAAATAGGATATACGATAAGTGTCAAAGAGAGCATCAAAGTTTTTATAATAGTAAAGAGTGGAAGAGACTAAGAGAAGCCTGTAAGAACAGATTTAGTAATCTATGTCTTTGGAGCTTATACAAACATAAAAGAGTTGTGACAGGAACAACAGCTCATCATATAGTTCCGTTATCAGAAGATAAATTAAAAGGATCTTTATTATCTAACCTTGTTTATCTAAGTGACGAAGCTCATAGAGAGATACATAAATTGTATGAATCAAATCAAACAGGGACAATTAAAGAAATAAGAGAGTTTATTCAGGTGTGGGAAGTAGAGACTGAAGGTAGGGGTATATGAAAAAGTTTTAGGGTCACAGCCCAATACCGCATCCTTCCAATACTTTTCGCAAATTTCCCTTTGAGAAGTTTTTTGAAAATAAAAAATGGAGGTGTCAAAAATTAGAAAACCACTTGAAGTACAAACAAAACATTTAACTCAGGAAGAGATAAAAATAAAAAAGTTAGAGCAAGAATCGGTTTTTGTAGGAAATGAACAACTTAAAATCCCTCCAGATTGGCTGGTAAACGAGATAGCAACAAAAGAATGGGTAAGACTTGTAGAGCAGTTTAATAAAAAATCTATGATAAGCAACTTAGATTATAATAATTTGGGAGCTTATTGCAATGCTTTTGCTAGGTATGCATCTATTGTAACAAATCTAAAAACAGACGTAATGATTGTAGAGGAAATAAATCCACTTGTAAGCTTAGAACTGAAGTATTCAGATGAAATGAAAAGGTATGGTTCTTTGTTAGGATTAACTATGGAATCAAGATTAAAAGCTGGCTCTGGAATAATTACAATAATAGATGAAAAACTAGATAAAGAGTTTGGAGATGTTTAATGAGTACTAAAAGTGAGCTTGTACAATATTCAAAAGATTGTATAGACGGAGTAATACCAAGTGGACAAAAGCATATATGGGCTTGTAAACGTTTTTTAAAAGATGTTGAAGAAAAGAAGTTCATTTGGGATGAAGAGGAAGCTCAACGAATTGTTAAATGGTTTACATACCTTAACCATTCAAAAGGTGTATTAGCAGGAACTCCAATAATGCTAACAACTTGGCAAAAGTTTATAGTTTGTCAAATATATGCTTGGAAAAGAAAAGATGGGTATAGAAGATTTAAGAAAGCATTTATAGAGGTTGGAAGGAAAAATGCCAAAACTCAAATGCAAGCTGGATGTATGCTGTATGAAATATCTGTAGTGGCAACAAGAAATAATGAGATAGCAGAAACATTTTGTGCAGGAACAAAAAGAGAACAATCAAAATTACTATTTTCAGAGTGTCAAAATATGCTTACTGGGAGTTCTTTATCTCCAAAATTCAAAATAACAAGAGATAAAATAGTTCACATAAAAACAACATCATTTTTAAAGCCATTATCTAAGCAAGATGGAAAAACAGGAGATGGAACTAATCCTGCTGCATTGGTTTTAGATGAATACCATCAACATGCAACAACAGAATTCTATGATCTAGCACTAGGAAGTAACTCTAAAGAGTCATTATTGTTAATAATAACAACAGCAGGAATAGATTTAAATGTTCCTTGCTATAGAGAGGAATATAAATATTGCTCAGAATTGTTAAATCCAAATTTAGATATAGAAAATAGTGAGTATTTTGTAGATATTTGTGAAGCTGATAAAGGTGATGAAATAGGAGATATAAGAACTTGGAAAAAAGCGAATCCTCTTAGAGCAACATACAAAGAGGGGATAGAAAAGATAACATCTGATTATGAAGTTGCTAAAAGCGTTCCTGAAAAGATGATTTCATTTAAAACAAAAATCTTAAATATTTGGGTTCAAGCTAAAGATTTAGGATATATAGATATGGAAAAATGGAAGAAGTGTCAAGTTAAGGAATTACCATATGAAATAAGAAATAGAGCTGTGTATGTAGGATTTGACATGTCTGCCAAGATAGATTTAACAAGTGTATCATTTATACTTCCTATAATGGATGATGGAATAGCAAAATATATAATTTTTAGTCACTCCTTTATTCCAAATAGAGATAAATTAATGGAGAGAAAATTAGTCGATAAAGTTCCTTATGATACATGGGAAGAGTTAGGATTTTTAACAATAACAAATACCCCTATCGTAGACCAAGAACAAGTTATGCAATATGTAATAAAAACTTGTGAAGAAAACAATTGGGAAATAAGGCATCTTTGCTTTGATCCCGCAAATGCTTCTAAGATAATGATGGATTTGGAAGTGCAAGGATATGAGGTAACAGAGGTATTTCAATCACATAAGTCTCTAAATGAAAGCACACAAGGCTTTAGAGAACAGGTATATTCAGGAAATATTATATATGTGTATAACCCTCTTCTAAATTATGCTATGGGAAATACTGTAATAAAGCAAAATAATGGATTAATAAAAATAGATAAGGATGCTTCACGAAAAAGAATAGATCCCGTTGATGCACTATTATGTTCATTTAAACTAGCTATGTATCATGAATTTGAATTTGATATTACTCAATATGCAGAAGATAACTACCTAGATAAATTATATGGAGGGGGTGAATAATGAAAATAGTTGAAAAAATAAAAAATATGATGAAAACAGAAAAAAAAGAAGGACTTACTCTTGAAGAGCTTGGAGATTTTTTAGGTGGTTATGGAATTAATATAGATAACATTGATAATAGTAGTGATTTATCAGAAACAATTTATTATATTTGTTTAAAACATTTATCAGATACAATGTCAAAAATGCCCTGGGAACTTAGAGTTTTAACAGAAAAAAAGGGGAAAGAAAAGATTATAAATTCTAAAATGGAAACCCTTTTAAATCTTAGACCTAACCCATATATAAGTTCTGCAACATTTTGGGGAACAGTTGAACTAAATAAATTACATCATGGAAATGCCTATATATATATAGAAGCAGACAGAAATGGATTTCCTAAGTATCTTTGGGTACTTCCAAGCAATCAAGTAAAGATTTGGATAGATAATAAGGGTATTTTTGGTAGATTAAATGCTCTTTGGTATGTTTGGACAGATAGCAGAAGTGGAAAGCAATATAGCTTTGAAATGGATGAGATTATACATTTTAAAACACATATTAGTTTTGATGGACTTTCAGGAATTCCAATAAGAGATATTTTAAAAACTCAAATAAGTAGTGGTAAAAATTCTATCGGATTTTTAAATAAATTATATAAAAATAATATGTTTGGATCTAAAGTTTTAGTTCATTATACAGGAGAATTGAAACAAGGAGCGGAGGCTAAGATAGCTTTAAAACTTGAAAATTTCTCAAAAACTCAAGGGTCAGGAAAGTTATTCCAATTCCACTTGGGATGCAAGCTCAATTACTAGATATGAAGCTAGCAGATGCACAATTCTTTGAGAATAATAAAGTGTCAGCATTACAATTAGCAGCTGCATTTGGAATAAAGCCAAACATAATAAATGATTATACAAAATCATCATATAGTAACTCTGAAACTCAACAAGTAGATTTCTATGTAAATACACTTCAACCATTATTTAAAGCGTATGAACAAGAAATAACATATAAATTGTTAAGTGAAAGGGATATTGATAAAGGATATAGATTAGAAATTAATGAAAAAATTCTCTTCAAAATGGATAATAAAACCCAAGCTGAAGTTTATAGTAAATACTTGACTAATTTTGCTATGACACCAAATGAGGTGCGAGAAGATTTAAATCTTCCATATATAGAAGGTGGAGATACTCTATTAGGTAATGGTTCTACAATCAATTTAGAAAATATAGGAACACAGTATATAAAGGGGGGTGAATAGATGCCAATACTAAATTTAGATAAAGGCAAATTAGAAGTAAAAAATAAAACTGAAAATGCAGTGGATCTTATTATTTTTGGGGAAATTGCATCAAGTAGATGGTCAAATAGTGATGTTATACCCTCTGATGTGAATGAGTTATTAAATGAAATTGGAGAAAATGATGCTTTAGATATTTATATTAATTCACCAGGTGGAAGTGTATTTGCAGGAATAGCAATATACAACATGTTAGTAAGACATAAAGGTCATAAAAGAGTTTTTGTAGAAGGGTATGCAGCTTCAATAGCCTCAGTTATAGCTATGGCGGGAGATGAGATTATAGTTCCTGAGAATGCTTATTTGATGATTCATAAAGCATGGGGGTTTGCAATAGGTAATGCTGATGATTTAAGAGAGCAAGCTAATTTATATGAGAGGTTTGATACCACGATAGCAAATGCTTATATGACAAAAGCAAAAGAAAATAAAACCTTTGATGAATTTTTAGAACTTATGAAAGCTGAGACATGGTTTGATGGTTTTACAGCTCAAGATTATTTCAATGTGACTTTAACAGAGTCAGTTGATATAGCAGCTTATTTAGATGGAGAACTATATAAGAATTATAAATTACCCCAAAATCTTTTAATGAATAACATAAAAGTTAAAGATAAAAATCCTGAGAGTCAAGAAGATTTTGGAAGTTCCGAAATTGAGTTAGCAAAAGCAAAATTAAATTTATTAATAAACTTATAGGAGGTCATAATGACAAAATTACAACAGTTACAACAAGAGATGTTCAATCTAAAATCAGAAGCGAAAAATACTATGGAGAGGGAAGGGATAACAGAGTCCGAAATAAAAGAGGTTACAAATAGAATATCAGAGCTTCAAGCTAAAATTAATTTACAAAAAGAATTAGAAAATTCAGGAACTGAAGTAAATAATAGAAATGGACAGCAATTAGGAAGAGGCAATTTAGATGGAGATAATACAGACTCAAATGCAAGATATGAGGAAGCCTTCTATAATACTTTAAGGGGAAGAGCAAATGCAGATGATATAGAGGTCTTAGAAGCAAGAAACTTAAATTCAGGAGTTGAAGCTGATGGTGGATGTTTAATACCAGTAGACCAACAAACAGAAATTAATGAATTAAAAAGAACATATACAGCTTTAAGAGGATTAGTAACAGTTGAACAAGTAAGAACAACGACTGGGTCTAGAGTATTAGAGCAAGATGCAGAGCATACTCCACTTGAAGAGTTTACAGAAACAGGTGAGGAAGGAATTAAAGAAACAAGTGCACCTAAATTTATACCTGTGACATATGCAATAAAAAATTATGGTGGAATTTTACCTATTCCAAGAACTTTACTACAAGATCAAACAGCTAATTTAAGAAGTTATCTAAATAAATGGTTAGCTAAAAAAGCTGTTGCAACAGAAAATTCTTTGATAATTGCAATCCTTAATACATTAACAAAAGTCCAAGTTGAAACTATTGACGATGTAAAAGATATAATGGATGTTACATTAGATCCATCTATTTCAGCACTAGCTAAAGTAATAACTAATCAAGATGGATTTAACTACTTAAATAAACTTAAAGATTCACAAGGTAATTACTTGTTAGAAAAAGACCCTAAAAATCCAACTAAGAAGATGTTAAATGGAAAAGAGATTTTTGTTTTATCAAATAGAACATTGAAAACAACAGGAACAACAGAGAAAAAAGCTCCGCTAATAATTGGGTCATTAACAGAAGCAATTGTATTATTTGATAGAGAAACAATTGAATTAAAATCAACTGATGTTGGCGGAGATGCTTTCAAGAAAAATAGAGTAGATATGAGAGCTATTATGAGATTAGATGTTAAGAAATTTGATTCAGCAGCAGTTGTATTTGGTCAAATTCCAATAGTAGGAACAGCGTCTGTAGCTTTTAAACAAAGTGTAGAAGAGAAGGATACTAAGAAAAAATAAGGTGGTTAAATGATAGATTTAACAAAAACTAAAGAGTATCTAAGAATAGATGAAAGTGATGAAGATAATTTTATTGAAATGCTTATAGAATTTAGTAAAGAAGAGATAGCAAATTCCACTGGAGTCACTTTTGACTCTGGTGGTTCTTTTAAAACTTATGAGTTAGCTCAGTTGATAATTATAACTGATAGATATGAAAATAGAGGCTCTCAAGACCTTGAATTTAAACCAAATAACATTCTTTCATCTTTATATACTAAATTAAAGTATAGTGATTTAAATGTCTAATCTAAGCAGTAGATTAAGAAATAGAATTGGCATCTATAAGAAAGAAAATATTAAAGGGAAATTGGGAACAAGCTATGAGGATATATTAATAAAAAAAGTATGGGCTGAGATAAAATTTCAATCTGGAAGTATCGTTAATGGTGAAGGAGATACAGCAGCCAATAACACAAGATTTAAAATAAGAATTAGGAAAACAGATATTAAAGCAGATTACCATATCGTTTATAAGGGCTTGATTTACGATATTGAATACATTTATCCAGATTTTAAAAAGAATAGCTTTATAGACCTAATGGTAAAGCTAAAAACGGAGTGACAGCATGAGCTTAGATAAACTATCAAAGGATTTAATGAAATTAGCTAACTCAATAAATAATGGTAAAGACTCAAAAGAATTTTTAAGAAAAAGCGGAAACAAATTAAAGAATAAAACATTGAGTGTGGCAAAAAGTAGGGTGAATGAATCTACTGGAAATTATATAAAAAGTATAAAACGAGGTAAAGTTTATGATTTTAAAGGAGCATTAGCAGTGAGGACTTATTCTACTGCTCCTCATGCTCATTTAATTGAATATGGATATATAAAAAAGGATAGAACAGGTAAAGAACATGGATTTCAAAGAGGTAAACATGTGTTTATGACAGCTCAAAAAGATTTTGAAGATGAGTTTTACAATGATACTCAAAATTTTATAGATGATGTTCTTATGAAAAATGAATTTAAGTAGGTGAAAGGTGATAAGTTTTATAGATATACAGGCTTCAATAGTATCTAAACTGGCTAAAATTGCTCCAGATATAGAAATTAACTCTTCAGATATAGAAGAAGGCTTTAAGAGACCTTGCTTTTTTATAGATATGTTAGATATAGATTCTTCAAATTTGATGGATAAGTTCCAGGAAAGAGAAATAGAGTTTGATATTCTATATTTTCCAAAACATCTAAAAAAAAATCAAATGGATCTATTAAAAATGAGAGATATTTTAAACAAAGCTTTTGTAGAAGAACAATCTTTTAATATAACAGATGATTTAGTTGTAGAAGCAACAGATGTAAAGATATTTGAAGTTGATAAAGTTTTACATTGTGAGTTTAAAGTATTTATAGCAGAGGAATATGAGAGAGAATACGAGCACAATATTGAAGAATTAGAGTTTGGGGAGGAAATTAATGGCGACAAGTAATGGACTACCTAAGTTAGAAATAGTTTTTAAAGGCTTAGGAGTATCAGCGATAGCAAGAGGAGAAAAAGGCTATGCTGTTTTAATAGTTGAAGATGAGACAGTTGGAGATAACAAACAAAAATATGTAACAATAAGTGATTTCACAAGTGATGAACAGAAAATGTTTAGCCCAGAAAACATTCTATTTATTAAGGATGCTTTAGAAGGAACACCATTGGCTCTTTATGTATTTAAATTAGGAACAGATGGAGAATTAACAGATTTATTAAATAAAATAAAAGGAATTATACCTCGTAATTCATGGATAGCAATTCAAACATCTACAGCACAAAAACAAAATGATTTAGTTACTTTTGTTAAAGGAGAGAATAAAAACAATAAAAAAAGATATAAAGCTATTGTATATAAGGCTACTGCTGCTGACTCTATGCACATTATTAATCAAACTAATGAAAAGATAGAGTTTTTTGATGAAAGAGGGTTAAAGAATGGAGAGTATGCACTTTCATATTTACTTGGTTTTTATGCAGGACTATCAATGATGATGTCAGGGATAGCAAAGCCTTTAAAATTTAAAAGTGTAGTTGAACCAGAAGATCTAGAAGTAGTTATAGGAAAAGGAGAACATATTCTTTTTAATGATGAAGGAGAAGTAAGAGTAGCTAGAGCTGTAAATTCACTTGTGACAATATCTGAAGAGTTACTGAAGAAATGACACATATAAATACAGTTGAAAAAATGGACTTAATTTATTGTGACATATATAAAGCTTGGAACAATAGTTATAAAGGTAAGTATCCAAATATTTTAGATAATCAAATGTTACTAATTTCATCAATCAATGGATATTTTAAAGCTTTAGCTAAAGATAAGATATTAGATCCTAACTTTGATAATAAATCGATGGTAGATATAGCATCTCAAAGATTAGCTAATTATCCAAAATGGGAGAGGAAACAGTTTAATTCCTGGGATGATGCATATGCTATGAAAATGACAGTTGCCACAAAAGTATTTTTAAAGGGAAGTATAAAGATAACAGGAATTATGGAAGATTTCTTCTTCGATATATTCATGTAAGAAGGAGGAATAGATGGCAAATCCTAAAAAGAATGACTATTTTAATGGAAATAAAGGAAAACTTTGGGTTAATGGTGAGGAAGTTGTAACTGTAACTAAATCTAAGGCTGTAAGAAAAAATAAATATGAAGAAATTCCAGCTCCTATTGGTGATGGAACGGTAAGGGTAAAAGTAGGAGAGACAATTGAATTTTCAGGAACATTTAAATTCTTAGGTTCAGAAAATTTAGATGCTTTTAATGAAAGTGAGGATATTGCATTAATTTTAGCAAATACAAATATATCAGGAAAAGTAACTAAAAGACTTAAATTAGATGGAGTTACATTTGATGAAGAAGTTTTAATTGATTTTGAAAAAAATAAAGTGGCAGAAATAGAGCTTTCAGGACAGGCTGAATCTTTTGAATGGTTACAAGAGAAATAAAATAGAAAAGCTCCTTATTAGTAGGAGCTTTCTTTTTAAAAAGGAGATGAATATGGAAAAAAAACAACCGATAACAATACAAGAATTTTTAAATAAAGTTGAAGAGAATGAAAGTAAAAAAATAAAGGTAACACATATTGAAATACCAGAACTTGGATTAGTTGAGTTTGTAAGACCTCGTGAAGGAGTTCTATTAGATTATTTAGATGACACAGTTAAAGCTATAGATATAACAACAGAGAAGACATTTGAAGAGGAAGAAAAAAATGAAGAGGATTTCGAAACTTTAGAAATGGAAGAAAAAAGTAAAGTTATACTTAAAATGCAAAAAGAAAATTCAAAAGTGGATATGAAATTATTAGTAAAAGCTTCTGAAAAACTTGTTTATAGATGCTGTCCAATTATGCAATCAAAAGAAGTTAGAAATAGATTTAAATTAATTTCACCGTATGAAATTCCAACTCAGATATTAGGTATGAATGCAGTTAATGATTTAGCTCAAAAATTGAGTGGGATATTTGATGGAATTAAAACTCAAGAGAAGGTGAATGAAGCAATAAAAAACTAATAGGAGGTAGTAAGAAGTATGGAGAGCTATTTTGGGTTTCTTACTATCTACAAAAAGGGCATAAATTAAATTATTTATTAAATCTTGATTATGAAGACCAGGTATTCTTTAAACAAAGCATGGAAAAAATGAATGAAGAAAAAGCTCTTTATGATTATCAAAAGATGGAAGCTTTTTTAAAGGCTTTAGGAGGTGAGAAGAAATAGGGAACAGAGTAATAAATACAATATTAACTTTGAGAGACAATCTTTCAGGACCTTTAAAAGCAGCTTCAAAAGCAACAGAACTTGCAAATAACCACTTAGAAAAAGCCAAAGAACAGCTTAAAAAATATGAGGGAACAATAGCAAATGCCAATAAGAATATAGATTCAGCAAAAGCAACAATAGCAAATGCCAATAAGAATATAGATTCAGCAAAAGCAACAATAGCAAATCTATCAAAAGAGTATTCTCATAATTCTAAACAAATAGAAAAATTAAAAGCGGAAACTGAAAAGTATGACAACTTAGTTGCAGGATCAAATAATAAAGCTCAAGGTTATAGAAAAAATTTAGAAGATACAAAACTAAAACTGAAAGAGCTTAAATTGGCACAGGAAGCTACTAAAAAATCACTAGAGGAAGCACAGAAAACAGGAGATAAAGTAACTCTAAATAAGTTATCAAAGGAGTTTTCTAATAATGCAAAAGAAATAGAAAAAACTAAATTAGCAGCTGAAAAATATACTCAAAGTTCAAAAATGACAGAGGAGCAAGTAGCAAGTTATACCAAACGATTAGAAACTGCCAAAAGTCAACTTCATGGATTTGAAAAAGCTCAAGAATCAAATACTGATGCAATTGAAACAGCAAAAAAAGTAATGGTGGACTACGAAAAGGTTATTACAGAAAATAGTGAACGTTTGAATACTGCTAGAGCAAAAGTAAGGGAATATGCTAAATCCATTGCTGAAACTACTAAAAGAACTGAAGAAGGTAAGAAAAAGCTTCAAGAATGGGGAAAATCAGCAATGAGTACTATGGATAGTATTGTAAAAAGAGCAGCACAAGCAACAGTAGCAATTGCATCTGTAGTAAGTGGATTTGCAGTCAAAGAAGGCTTTGGTGAAGCTATGAATATGGAAGGTTACAAGATGCAACTTGAAACAGCTACAAAATCAACTGAGAAAGCTGGACAATTAATGTCTAACGCAATTAAATTTGCAAACTCAACACCATTTGAAACTGGAGAGGTGGTAGAATCTACAGCTAAAATGGAAGCATACGGAATTTCATCTAAAAGATGGTTAAAAGATGTTGCAGATATGGCTGGAGCAACAAATAAATCAATAGATCAAGCAACTGAAGCTATGGCAGATGGTGTAATGGGTGAATTTGAAAGGCTGAAAGAGTTCGGAATAAAGAAAGAACAATTAATAGAAGCAGCAGCTAAAAAATATGGAAAAAACATTGTTTTTAATAAAAGAGGACAAATAAAAGATGAGGCAAAGTTACAGGATATTTTACAAGCTGAAATGCAAAAGAAATTTTCAGGAGGAGCCGAGAAACAAGCTAAAACAATGAAAGGGTTATGGTCAACTGTAACTGGAGTAACAAAGTCATCATTAGCTAAAATAGTAGGTATGACTGAAGATGGAACGATTAAGCAAGGCAGTCTTTATATGAAGCTGAAAGAACAGGTAGAAAGAGTTGTGGCTGTTTTAAATAGATGGCAAGAAGATGGAACAATAGACAAGATAGCTGAAAAAGTAACTAAAGCAGTTGAAAATATGATTACATTCTTTTCAGATCTCTTTGATTTTATAAAAGAACATAGGGTATTGATTGAAACAATTTTAGTACTTGTTGGAAGTATTTATTTAACTATTAAAGCTTTAGTAGTATTAAAAGCAATATTAACAGCTGTTTCTATAGTAATGGGGATATTAAATGGAACGCTAGCATTAACACCTTTGGGATGGATTGTTATAGCTATAGCTGGAGTTGTAGCAGCTTGTTATTTGTTATGGCAACACATAGATTCAGTTGTAAATATGTTTAAAAGTTTTTTCAAATGGATAAAAGAAATTTTAGATTTTCTTGGACCTTTTGCATTTGCTCTTGCTGCTTTAACTGGTCCAATCGGACTTTTAATATCAGGACTATTATTAGTAATCCAACATTTTGAGAAAATAAGGGAAGTTGGAAAAAGTATGGTAGGATTTATTAAAAATATTTTTGGAAGTAATGATAAAGAGATAGATATAACTATTGATGAAACTAAAAATTCAAAAAATAAAGTAGAAACTATTGGGAATGTAAAAACAAATACTCCTGGTGGTATTGGAAATATGGATGTTCCAGATTTAAAGGTTTCTAATAAACCAGAGCCTAACTTTGGACAAGATAAAAGATATAGCCAAGAAAAAAGTTCTACCAAAGTAAATACAACTCCTCAATATACAATAGTTATAAAAGGAGATGTATACGGATTTGATGACTTTAAGGACAAAGTAGCAGAAGCATTTGTAAAAATAACAAATCCAAATATATCAAATATGGTGAGGTAACAAATGATTTCAAGGATAGCAAATTATGTGTTAAAGGGTATGGAAATATATTTTTCAGTAGATAATAATAGAGAGATATTTAAATTACCTTATGTTCCTCCTGATGTTGATTTTGGATCTCCTTTGGATTCTGGAACTTTTGAAACTACAAGTGGAAAAATTTTAACTTTAGTGGGAGAAAATGGCTTGAAAACATTGACAATAGATAGCTTTTTTCCTTCTAAATTGTATAGTTGGCTTGGAAGTGTTACCTTAGCCCCACTATGTATAGATTTCTTTAAAAGACACAGAAATAAACCATTAAGGATAGTAATTGCAAGCTTATCAATTCAGGAAAATATGGAGTGCATAATAACAGATTTTAGGTACAGTAAAAAGCATAATGGAGATATAAAATATACCCTTTCAATTCAGGAATATATAAATCCTAATAAAATTGGAGGAAATAGTGCATAAATTAAAATTAATTCAAGGAGATATAGTAACAGATATAACAAATATAGCTGGAAATATTTCTTTAAGTACAAGTATAGACACTTTAGGAGCTTCATTTAATTTTAGTATGCCTAGGAACTTTGGAGATTCAAATTATATTTTAACTGAAACAATAAAAGTTGGAGATATTATAAAATTTCAAAATGAGAGGAACCTATTCACAGGAATAATTGTAGATATGGATACATTAAAATTTTCAAAAGAAATAAAATGTTTTGATTTCTATTTTTATTTGAATAAAAATAAGGTTATAAAGCAATTTAACAGTTTGAACGCCTCCTCTTGTATAGAAAGTTTGCTTAAAAGTATAGGGGCTAAAACAGGAAAAATAGAAGCAATAGCAACATCAATTGACAAGATATATAAAAATAATACTGTCGCAGAAATAATAGATGACATTTTAAAAATCGTTAATGAAGAAACAGGGAAAAAATATATTCTAGAAATTGAGAATACAACTTTTAATTTGGTAAGTCATAAAAAAATAAAAGTTCAAGTAACAAATAATATATTTGGGATGCCTGCTCTTACTGAAAGTATTGCAGATATGAAAAATATTGTCCTTATTGTTTCAAATGATTCAGAAGATGAAAGTATCTATGCTAAAGCTGAAGATAAAGAGAGTATAAAAAAATATGGAATGCTACAAGAAGTAATCGAGGTTGATCCAGATAAAGATGATATTTCAAAAGTTAGAAATATAGCTTCTCAGAAGTTAAAAGAGTTGAATAAAGTCTTAACTACTTCAAGCCTTGATGCACTAGGAAATGATGATTTAAGAGCTGGAAGGTTACTAGATATTGAAATTAAAGAGTTCGGAATTAAAGATGAGTTTTTAATAAAAAGTTGTACTCATACTTTTCCAAAAGGTAATCATATTTGTAGTTTGGAGCTGGAGGTGAATTAATGAATTATCAAACAGAAATGGTTAAAATGATGAAACAAAGAGAAAATAAAGAAGTTGAATTTGAACCTTGCATTGGTAGAGTAATTAAAGCTCCTCCAGAAATAGAAATTTCAATTTATGATGGGCAAGTTATTTTATTACCTCATAAATTATATATGAATGACAGATTATATAACGATTACACAAGAGAGTTTGATATAGAAGGCGATATAACAGAGATTACGATAGAATCAACATCTAGCAGTGTAGAAGCTAGTCCAGGTCCTCATAAGCATAAACATGGGACTATAGAAGGTACTGGAAAATATAAAGCGGTTGGAACAATTATAAATACAGATACTTTAATAGTTGGAGATTATGTAAAAGTTGTTCCTACAGAAAAAGGGCAAAAGTGGTTTATAGATTCCAAATATAGGAAGGTGAAACCATGAGTATATTTCCTAGTTTTAATGAAAGTTTAGATCTAAAAGAAGAAAATAAAAATAAAGGGAAAAAAGAGATCCTTTTTGATTTTAAAACAAAAAAAATAGTCATAGTTGATGGAAAAACTAAAGAAGCAAGTGAGATTGAACAAGTTAGACAATGGATTGAATTATTGATATTAACTCAAACTGGAAAGTATAGAGTTTATGATGATACTGGTTTTGGAATGACTGATTTATATAATTTAAGAGGGCATAGTATATTTAGTACACCTTTTGGAGTAATGGAGTTAGAAAGGGAAATAAAAGAAAAGATTCAAGCTAAAAAAGAGGTTAAAGAAGTAATAGATATTAAATCAACAAATGGATTTAATTCTTTAAATATAGAGGTAACAGTTATATTAAAAAGTGGAGAGACTTTAACAAGTGAGGTGAGTATATAGAGTGACAACATATAAAGTTCCTACTATAGATGAAATAGAACAAGAAATGTTAAATAGTATTTCAGATGATTATGTAAAAGATATTGGAACTTTTACGAGGGATTTAACAAGGACATATGCTATAGAATCTCATAAGTTTGAAAAAAAATTAGAAGAGTACTATAAAAAGTTAGACGTATATAATTTAATTGGCCAAGAATTAACAAGATTTGTAGAGCAAAGAAAGGGATTATATAGGAAAGCAGCTAATCCAGCAAAAGGAGTATTAACAGTTGAAGGAACTGGAGTTATAAAAGTAGGAGATTTTTTTGAAACAGAATCAGGGAACAGATATAAGGCAACAGAACAAGTTACTATAAACACACTAGGAACTGTAAATATAGAAGCAGTGAAGGCTGGTTCAAATGGAAATGTTGGAGCAAACTCTATAACACTTATTCCAATTACAATTCAAGGAATTTCAAAAGTTACAAATAAGGATCAATTAATAGACGGATATGATGAAGAAACAGATGACTCTTTAAGAGAAAGATATTTAATAGAGATTCAAAAACCCGCTACTTCAGGGAATGTATATCATTATATGCAATGGGGAAGAGAAGTTGTTGGAGTTGGAGATGTTAGAGTTTTTCCTTTATGGAATGGAAACAATACTGTTCAGATGGTAGTAATCGATGATAATAAGGTTATTGCTAATGAGGAATTGATAAATAGGGTTCAAGAGTATGTAGATCCTAAAGGTCATGAGAATGAGACTTGGGGTACTGGAGCTGGACAAGCACCAATTGGGGCTTACTGTACGGTTATAAGTGCAACAGCAAAAATAGTTAATATAGAAAGTTCTCTTATTTTAAAAGATGGTTATAATCTTGAAGAATTAAAGCCCCTTATAGAGCAAGAAGTAAGAGTTTATCTAAAGAACATAGCATTTAAAAGAGAGAGTGTCTCATACGCTATATTATCATCATGGATACTTAATGTTGAAGGTATTCAAGAATGGACAACTTTCACAATAAATGGATTACAAGAAAATGTAATCATAGGAACAAAAGAAGTGGCAGTTCTAGGGAACGTGAATTTAAGTGTTGCATAAAATTGGAATTATAAATAATTTACATAGAGTTTTTAGAGAGGATCCATATCTTAATTCTATTTTAGGAGTAGCTGGAGAAAAATTAGATAACCTAGAAAAAAGAGCAGAGTTGTTAGGAACTGAATTTTGGTTCGATACAATGACAGCATTTGGAATTGCTATTTTAGAGAATCAAATGGATTATAAAACTATGAGTATAACACTTGATGGAAAAAGAGAAGAAATAGAAGCTAGATGGAAAACATCTGGGAAATGTGATTTAAAATTATTACGAACAATAGCTAACTCCTGGAGAGATGGAGAGGTAGCAATATTATTTACAAATGCAGTTATAGAAATAACTTTTGTGTCAGTTATAGGGATTCCACGAGATGTTGAAGTTTTAAAATCAGCAATAAATGAAGCTAAACCAGCACATTTGCCAATAAATTTTACATTCAAATATAGGCCATGGGGAGTTGTAAAACCTAAAGTTTGGGATAGTTACAAAAAATTTACATGGGGACAACTTTTAAAAATGGAGGGAATATAACTTGAAACAAACAGATACTTTAAAATTAAAGAAACCAGGTTATGATAATTTAGCTGATATAGAAGTATTGAATGAAAACTTTGATATTATTGATGAAAATGCTAAAAAAATACAGGGAGAATTAGATGCTAAAGAGCCAAAAATAGAAGTTAAAAATAGTGGTTTTAATTTGAATAAAACTAATTTAATAGAAGATGATGAAAACAAGCTTTCTACAGCTAAAGCTGTTTTTAAATTAAAAGATACTTTAACAAAAGATTTAACAGAAAAAACTACAAAAATGACAACTACAGAAGTTGAAGAGATAATAAATAATCTCAGGGGGGAATAGTAGTATGAATTTAGAAAAAATTATGAAAGTTTCCTGGAGAATTAATGAGTTGCAATTTGAAAGAGGAGTATTCTTAGAAGGGGATTTGAATATTGCTATTTTAGATATTCAAATAGAAAATTTCACTCCAGAATCTGAACTGGAACTCTCATTTTATAATGAAAACGAAAAAAAACTTTATGTACAAAAAAAAGTTAATTTACAACAAAATGTAAAAATTAAAATCCCTAATGAAGTTCTTCAAGTCCCAGGTCAAGTTTTTGTAAGATTAACTCAAAAAAAAGGAGATTCAATCTTACAAGCAACTGAAGAAATTTACTTCTATGTTGTAAAAAAAAAGATTATGAACTCTTAAATCAATATATTCCTGAACTAATTGCAAAAGATATAAAAGGAACTATTGACGAGCTGTATGAAGTTATAGCAAACGGTAAAGGAGAACTAGAGGAATATACAGAAAAAGTAAAAGATCATATAGATAACTGCATAATAACTTCGACACAAGTACGAATTTTAATTGATAAAATTAGAGGGGGATAAAATTATGGCAAATGCAAATGCTATTTTAAAATATGAACAACTAGAAGAGTTAGTGACTTTAATATATGAAGATATAAAAAAGAAAGCTGGATTAGCTCATACACATCAAGCAACTGACGTTATAGAAAATGCAGCTAAAAGATTTGTAAGTGATACAGAGAAATCAACATGGAATGCAAAGATAAGTCAAAGTCAGCTTGATTCAGCTTTAAATACACTAGCAAGTGGTCTCACATGGAAAGGTAGTTTCCCTACATTAGAAGCATTAAAAGCACTTCCTAATCCTCAAGATGGTTGGTTTGGTATTGTTACTACAGGAGAAAATACATTCTATATTTATGAATCAGATACAAAAATTTGGCAAGATTTAGGTGGATTAATGCTTCCAGGTGTTGCAACAACAACAGCAAATGGACTAATGACTAAAGAAATGGTTATTAAATTGGCTGGATTAAGTAATTATACTCTACCAAAAGCAACTTCAGCTGTTCTCGGAGGGGTAAAGTCAGGATCTATAATTACAGTCGATGCAAATGGTATTTTACAGATAGATTCAACAAAGATAATATCAGCAGCAGAAAGAGGGCAGTGGAATAAGGCTTCAACAGATTCAGCATTAGCTTTAACAAAAATAGCAACTACAGATGCTAATTTAGGAAATGCAGTTTCAAGAATTAGCAGTGTTGAAACTAGAACTACAAACCTAGAAGCGAAAATGGTTTATATAACAAATGCAGACATAGAGAGTTTAGTTGAAGCGTCAAAAAGGTAAGGAGAAAGCATGAGTATATCTAGTTTTAAAAAATCATACTATGCTCTTTTAAATAATCAAGATGAGAATGCGTTATTAAATAAATCTGGGCTAAAAACACTGCTAACTTTAATTATGCCTTTAGCTTCTGTTAGTGAAAATGAATTTAAATGCACCCTTACTCCTGGTGAAAGTGTTATAACTTTATCTCAAGATTTTATTTTAAATAAAACTTTAAAAGTATCTATAAATGGAATTTTGTTATCTTTAAATCAACATTATACTGTTGATACAGTTTTAAAACAAATAATGCTTAATGAAAAATATAAATATAAAGCGTCAGTTTTAATAACTGAGTATATTAGCAACTTAGAATCTAGATACGACTACATATTAGAGTCTGAAACAGAGAAAATAACTCTTCCGTCTAACTTTAATTTAAGCAAATTAAAGATATTTATAAATGGTTATCTACTAAGTTTTGACAAACATTATAGTATAAATTATGCAAATAAAGAAATAATTCTTAAAGAGAAATATAAAATAGGAAGTGAAATTGCTGTATTAGGGGGATAAAATAGTGATTTTTAGAAATAAAAGAGATACAGAAAGTTTTTTAAGAGAAAATACGATTCAATCTCTTCAAGAAAATAAATATGTTGAAATTGGAGATATTATTCTTGTAGCAGAAACAGAAAGTTTCTACACGATAAATGAAAATGAGGGAATATTACTTAATAACCAACTTTATGCACTTAAAAAAATAGATAATATTCTAACAACTATAGAAGTTGAAGAGATAATAAAAAAATTAAGGGGGAATTAATGAAAAAAATTCTTAAAACTTTAGATCCAATTTTAGGAAAAACTGCATTTAGTAAAGCTATGCAGTTGATATATGAAGATTTTGGTAAAAAAGAAAATTCTTTTGTAAAAAATACTGCTTTTAATAAGAATTTTGGAATATCTACAGGACAAATTTTAGAAGGGGCTAAGCTCGCAGAAACATTAGGAATTGAATATAGTGGAATTTTAAATAATACTACTACTAAAGTTGCGGGGAAAGCATATTACGACACAGCTAACAAAAGTATTTTTAAGTGTATAAGAAACACATCAATAAATTACGCAGATGCTACCTACTTTACTGCGATTTCAAATGATGATTTATTAGGTAAATTAGAGAATTTAGTAGGTTCAAATGGGAATATCCAAAATAAAATAGTTTTCAAACAATATAGATGGATTTCTCCTCCCAATTCAATTGAAGAAGTTAAAATTCCCATAGGGATTGATTATAAACATATTCTTAATTTTTCAATAACTTTTGAAAATGGAAAAATTGCACTGAATCAACAGATTATTAAAAACAATATAATTTTAGGTCTAAATACAGCTCCAGATGGTTATTGGATAAATCCTCAAAATGGAGGAAGTGGAACAATTTATCTAATGCTTTTAGTTTAATACTTTGCGATATAAATTATTTGACCAGTGTATAATGCGGGTCTTGAAATATCGTTAACAAACCAACTGAATTCTGACTCCGAAACATACATTTCTCCTGTGGCCAACGGCACACCATCGCCAGTTAAAGCTCCACAACCCTTTGTCAGAGCAATAGCCCAGGTTGGTAATCCGTATATTCCGCCAGAATTTTGTGTTGGAGTGTAAGAAGAAACACTTAATATACAAATATTCCCAGTTCGTTCTATGATTATCTCGAATCCATATGAAGTCATAGTATGTTTGTTATAACATGATAAATTCTCTAATATTAGAGAATTTAATTGGTGATGGAATTGTTTTAAAAAAAATATCAGGCGTTAGTGGAGAAATAGCCGTTTGTGATAGTGCTAGAAATAATAACACTATATTGGTTAGTGTAGACCTAGGTGATTATGGAAGAGGCCTAAGTATCAGTTCTAACCTTATTGAATTTTTAGAACTTATTATCCCAAATGGATTTAAAATTAATAGCACATTTTTCCCAATAGTTTCAAACAAAGGAAAAGTTATTGTAGCTAGAATTAGGAATGGTAAAATTTTGGTAAACTCACTTAATCAAATTTTGGTTGATTATGATGAATCTTTATATTTTTCTATATCATTTATACTCCATAAATAAATTTATTTTTACTTTAATATTAGAGAATTTAATCGAAGACTTAGGGATCAGAAAAATAGAAATAGGAAATTTTTCAATAGCAACACCCTCAGTTGTTGGAAATACCAAAACTATATCCTTCAAAAATTCATTTGCGAAAGTTCCAATTTTATTTATAAGTCAAACTAATTATAGTGGCACTACGAATGAATGGGCAGCAATTCAAACTTCAAAAATAACCACTACAAACTTCATAGCTAGGCATGCTGGAGGAACTTCTAATTTTACTCCAACATTTTATTATGTTGCTATAGAGTTACTGAGTTAAAGACTATCAACCAATATTAGAGAATTTACTTAAAATAGAAACTTTAAACTATACTTTTTCTGATTTTGCTAATGCTGTATTAGAAGCATCTTTTACAATAACTGCAAAAAAAATAGGAAATACAACCACATTAACTATGTTTGTTAATCCAACGAGTGTTGGAACTTTAGAACCTGTGGTTAAAAAATTGAAATATATATTGCCAAGTGAATTTAGACCCGCTCTAGGAGTTTATGGTGTTGTAAGACCAGATGCTTCAAGTCCTTTTATCATGATATTTAGCATAGACCAAAGTGGTGAAATTAAATTTTCATTTGATTCAAAAATTGGTGTAGGAAATGGATGTGCTGGAACGATTTCATATGTAAACTAAAGTTAGATTCTACCAAGCACTATAACATTTGCAATCAATTGCTTTGCTCCCCCAAAGTTAGTTAATCTGATTGCATTTTTTCCTATTGGCACAGCTACAGTATGCCTCGATACCTCTGAATCAGAGTTCATTAGTGCTATAAAATTAGTGTCTTTATATACAAGGGGAAGGTCACAATCTAGCTGAAATTGGCCATTAGGATTTGAGATGTTGTACTTACAAAGACATATTCCTAAATCACCTATTACAAAAGATATACCTTTTGAATCAGAGTTGAAATTAGATAAATTCTCTAATATTGGCAGGACAATAATTTCAATAATTGTAGCATCTTACGCGAGCATAAATATAAATATTTGAATTAGTCTCAATTTTTAAAATATTATTTTCTTCAAAAACTTTATAATAAATGAAATTACCATCACCAACATCTTTGCCGAGTATTCCTGAGTAATTAACCGTATTATAATTACTTCTAAAAGTTATAGTTTTAGCTTTTAAATCTTCAAACTGTGATGTAGCTTGTGTCATGGCAATATAAACTTCTATCACTCTGTATGATTTCATTTCTGTCATATTTATAGAATGTTGTAACCCTGATTTATATGTATAAACTTCTTTAGACTTGAGCAAATTCTCTAATTTTAGAAATTATTTATATCTAAAAGTCAAGTAAACCTTTAAAATATAGTTTTACTATATTTTTTAGGAGGAACAACTATGAATTACAACGAAAAGAATATGCAGATTTATGACATGTATTTAGAATCTAATAAAGCTAGAAATTTTGAAACCATAAATACTACTTATAAGATGTATAAGAGCAGAATGATAGATTATTTAAGTTATTTAAAAGAAAAAGAAGGAAATAAGTTACTTTTGTCAGAAGCGACAATAAAGAGTTGTGTAAATATTCTTGAGAGATATATCAATCATTGCAGAGACAAGGGAAATAATAATCAAACTATAAACAACAAATTAACAGCAATTTCTAGTTTTTATATCTGGTGTGTAAAAAGAGATCTTATCAAATATCATCCTTTTCAACATAAATTAGATAGATTAAGAAATGGAAGATTTGACAAAAGAAGAGAAAGTTATTACTTATCTATAGAAGATATTATGAGAGCCAAAATCCTTATGGAGCATAACTCTAAAAAATTTGATATTCAATCAAGATTAATGTGGGAGTTGTTCCTGGAAAGTGCGGCTAGAATATCCGCTATATCCAATTTAAAATTATCTCAATTAGATTTAAAAGGTGGATATTTTAAAAACGTTAAAGAAAAAGGAAATAAAATAGTAGATATAATTTTCCTAGACAATACTGAAAAATTATTGAGAGAATGGCTAAATGAGAGAGAAAATAAAGGAATAATATCAGACTTATTATTTATAACTAAAAGAAATGGTGAAATTGTACAAATGCAACAAAGTACCATAAGAGCTAGGATAAAGAAAATAGGAGAGTTGATAGGTTATGAACAACTTTATCCGCATACTCTTAGAAAAACGGCTATAAACTTACTAAGTAACCTCTCAGATATAAATTTTGCGTCTGAGTATGCAAATCATTCTGATACTAAAGTTACAAAAGAATATTATATAAAAACAAAAAGCGGAGCAGAAAATAGAGATAAAATATTGCAAATTAGAAGGTCGAAAGGACTTTAAAAAATCAATAAATTATAAGATTTAAGCAGTTTTTATATGTTTCAGCAGCTTCTAAAGCCAATAAAATGGTAAAAGCTATAGGTTGTTTGTCCATGTCCTCAATTTTAAAAAGCTAGTAAAATCAACACTTTAGATACTATGAAAAAGTGGAAATTTTGTATAAATCTTATAATTTACATAATTTAAAAATAAATAAAAACAAAAAATAAAATTACAGGAAGTGATTAAGTGATACTTTATATTTATGATGTAAAAACATTAAACATAGTAGCAAAACCTATCGTAAACTCAAATAATGAGTTTACGAATAATCCCTTAAACTTTTATCCAGACTGGAATATGGGAATCCATATAGTAAGTGAAATAGAGTTTCAGAATCCGATGTTAGATATAAATATAATAAGAGAAAAAACTAGAGAAGAACTAATCTTGTTAGATAATAAAAATGAATTGCTTCAGGATGGAGAATATGTTGAGAATAATAAAATTATCAGAGTGGAAGCTCCAAGTTATTTATTTAAAAAATTATGGAATAAAGAAAATAATTTATGGGAAGAAGGGGGAACTCAGGAGGACATAAATTTAGAAGTTAATAAACTTATAGATGAATTTACAATACTTGGAGAGCAAAAAGAACGATGGATAAAATATGGGTTTGATGTATTAGATATAGAAAATAAAATTGCAGAAAATATAATAAGAAGAAAGTTTCTTTTAGAAATATTTTGAATAGTTAGAAATAAAAAAATGGAGGAATTTTTATAAAGACTGTATTTGGATTAATATTAAATAAAGTTCTAGATCTCTTTATTAAGAGATCAAAATCTGGAGAAAAAGACCAGGAGATTCAAATAAAAAAACAAGAAAACTTCAAACAGATAATAGTAATTATTGCAATAATTCTAGTTGGAATTTGTGGAGCGAATGAGATATTCCCAAAACTAGAGGTCAGTCCTTGGTGGTATTCAATGACCGAAAAAATTATAAACTATTTATTTGAAAACTAAAACTAAAATTAAAATAGAGGTGGGGAATATTAAGGAAACACTTGATAACTTATTATTATATACACAAGGTTTGTTTTTCTGGCTTGGAGCAGGATTTGCAAGTGCTGTAGGTGGAATTGATGGGGATATAAGAGTTCTTTTCTGTTTGACAATAATAGATTGTGCCACAGGGCTTCTCAAGGCTATAAAAGAAAAAAATGTATTATCTAAAAACATGTTTATAGGTTTTATTATTAGAAAACCAGCTATTTATTTAGCTATTGCAACTATGGCACAACTAGATAAAGCCACATTTCTAAATGATATAAATATTTCGCTCAGAGTTTGTATGATTACTGGTTGTATCATAATGGAGTCTATATCAATAATGGAAAATTTAACTAAGTTAGGAATAAAACTACCTGGTCTTATAGAAAACATATTGGCTGTAAAGAAACAAAAATTAGATCAATGATTAAAGCTAAAAAACGACCTCGTAAAATCGATTTTAAGGCACTTCTAAAAATTAATCTTACGTTTATATATGCAAAAAGAGGATTAGTTTAATCCTCTTTTTTTATTTTATCACTTTTTTCCTTAATCATTTCTAATATAAAATCTGATAAAGATAATTCTCCTTTTGCATCATTTATAATTTTTTGTTCATCTTTATTCACTCTAAAGCTCATAGTTATACTTCTTTTTTCCGATGAATCTATCGCTTTACGACCTCCAAATCCACCAGATTTTTGACCTTTGATCCCTGCCATTTTTATCTCCTAATATTTATTTAGTCTCCAACAACTATTGATATTTACTGAACATTTTAAGCTAAGTATGTTTAAACAATTGAAATTCCATCTAGAGAAATAGATGTAATAAGTAAAAAATTAGATTGTTACACATATTCCTAATTTAGTATTAGTCCCTAATCTAGTGTGAGGTCTTACTATTGTAGCTATTCCACTCTTATAATGACGTATGTGACTTCTTACAAAACTTGGCCTTCTAGATTCAACTTTCCAACTTCCGTTTTTGAAAATCGGCTCTACTGTTGAAATCTCAATCTCTCCACCATCTTTTATTTCACTTACTTTTTTATAAAATTTTATCAAAATATTTGTTATTGCTTTTATCATTGGCGTTTCATTGTTGAATTCTATATTCTTTCCGAATATCAAAGAAACAACAGGAATATTTATTCCAATATTAGAAACTTGACAAAGATAAAAAACTTCATTATTATGAAAAATATCATCATAAAAGTGGTTATATATTTCTTGAAACTCTTTTCCAACCACTTTTTTAGAATATTCTTTAACTACATCAAACAGCACTTCATCTACATTTTCTTTGTCTAGTCTAGAGAAACTGAAAGTAAATACTCCTATTGTATCTTTATAAATTTTTCCTTCGTCAAAAACTGAAGCTAAAAAATTTCTAAAAGGTATTATCTTGAGATTTACTTCTTCATTCGTATTGAATTCTAAGAGTTTATTAATATCTTTTATCTTCACTACGTCAAATCCATTTTCTAAATTTTTTTTAACAATTCTATCGAGATCATAATCTCTTACCTCATTTATAAGAGTTCTAACTTGCTCGATAGTATCATCTACATTAATAATATTTTGACCAATCACTATTATTATTTCTTGCGATACTTTATTTAAAGTATCATGATCTAATTCTAATATTTTTAAAACTTCAGAATAAGTAGCTATATATAAATTATTTTTTTTATCATATATACAATTATCAAGAAAAAGTAAATTCTCTATAATATATGTTCTACTATCTATATCTTTTATATATTTTAAAAATCTAGGAAACATATTGACGAAATTGTTATCATTTACATTAATAACATTTTCAAAAGTAGATATTTCAACAATATTTTTATTTGATAGTTTTGATAGTTTTTTCTCTAAAAAATCAACCTTCAACTTTCTCATTCCTTCACCCTCCGCATTTGCTAATGAGCAGTTTTTAGAGATGCCCAGCTCATTTTCTTAGGCTACTGGGTTGTATACCACTGCTTCGTCTGCTATTTCAAGAATTACTTCATCCGTTCCCTCTCTTAAAAATCCAACTATTGATAATCCATTTTCAAAATCAACTATTGTATCTCCAGTTTTTTCTGTTGTATCAGAATTTTTTAAAAGCTCATTTTTTTCTGCCTCTGTAAAACTTCCCCAAGTTCTTCCTACCAAATTTTCATTTTTCATTTTATTACCTCCTAGTTTTTGTGTTTCATCTATATAATAAGTATACTCCATCATTTAAAAAATGTAAAGCGTTTTTTTAAATAAAATGTATTTAATATATAAATAAAAAAAGTGAAGAGGAGAACCTTCACCTTTCAGACTTTTTGAATTTTTAATAAAATAATCTTCTCACTTTTAAAGTGTTGAGATTAAAACGAACAAGGATGTAAGTGTTCTATCGGTGGAACATTACACGATAAATTATAATATAGATTTTAAAACAGCAAAAGCCCAAATTTATGGGCTTTTGCTGTTTTTTTTATTTTATTTAGTAATTTTAGGTTTCTGAATTTTAGCTTTTTTTATTCCACCAATTGCTTTTCCATGAACTTTATTAAAAACAACATTGTTTACTCTTATTATTTCTGAGAGTATTCTCTTATCAGTTGAAGATGAAAAAGATATAACATTTCCATTTTTATTTGCTCTTCCTGTTCTTCCACTTCTATGGACAAATGCTTCCGTTGTTTGTGGCAAATCATAATTTATAACATGGGTTACTTGCGGAATATCAAGTCCTCTTGCAGCTATATCTGTTGCCACTAAAACTTTGAATTCTCCTTTTCTAAATCCTGCTAATGCAGCATCCCTTTGAGTTTGAGATAAATTACCTTGGAAATTTATCGCTTTTATTCCATTACTTACAAGAACTTTACTTAAATACTCTGCTTTAAGTTTTCCATTTGTAAAAACAATTACTGATTCTACATCAGGTGTATTTATAATCTCAATTAATTTCGCCTTTTTTTCAGTACTTTCAATATAATAAAGCTCATGTTCTATTAATTTAACTGGGTCTTTATATTCTACTTCTACTGTTTTATAACCTTTTTTCAATACTTTAAATGCTAATCCCTTTATCTCTTTAGGCATAGTTGCTGAGAATAAAAGTGTTTGCTTTTTCTTTGGAGTTGCTTTAATTATTTTTTCTATATCTTTTATAAATCCCATATTTAACATATGATCAGCTTCATCTAAAACTAAAACCTCTAATCTTGTTAATCCAACCGTTTCTTGTTTAATATGGTCTAGTATTCTTCCTGGACATCCAACTATTATATCAACACCATTATTTAAAAGATCTATCTGATTTTTGATAGAACTTCCACCATATATAGCTATCGATCTTATTCCTATTGATTTTCCTAATTGTAAAATCGAGGTATTAATTTGTTCTGCTAATTCTCTTGTAGGAGCTACAATTAAAGCTCTAACACCTTTTCCTTTTCCCTTAGTTGTAGCTATTCTTTCTAAAATTGGAAGAACAAAAGCTGCTGTTTTTCCAGTTCCTGTTTTAGCTAGTCCTAATAAATCTTCCCCTTTTAAAATAACAGGGATAGATGCCTCTTGTATAGGTGTTGCTTCGATATATCCAATCTCTTCTATCTGCTTTAATATTTCTTCTTTAAATTCAAATTCTTTAAAATTCATTTTATCTCCATTTTTATTTTCTGTATTCCATCCCTATATTGTATCATTTTTTAGATTATTTATCCATTTTAAATCCTTGCTCCTTCAATATTGGATATACTTTTGGAAAATATACTTTAGAGTAATATTGGGAAACAAAATCACTCCAATTCTTTTCTTGTTCCCTTCCTATCTCTATTAGATATTTATCCATTAATTTATCATAACCATCTATTTCTTCAACTATTTTCTCAGGATTATATTTTTCTTCATGGATAAATGTATCTAAAGGTAATCTAGGTTTTTTTCTAGAATTATCTGCTGGGTAACCTAGAGCTAGACCAACTAATGGAAATGTTTTTTTAGGAAGATTTAAAAGTTTTATAATCTCTTCAGGACTATTTCTAATTCCTCCTATACAAACTGTTCCAAGTCCCAGTGATTCAGCGGCTGCAACGGTAGTTCCCAAAAGTATACCGGCATCTACAGCTCCTGCAAGAAGACCTTCAGCACTCTCTTCTATAATTTGAACTTTTCCCGCTTTTTTTACAGCAACTTCTGTTTTATAAAAATCCATTACGAAAATTAAAAATACTGGAGCTTTTTCAATCCATGGTTGTCCGCCTGCAAGTTCAGCCAATTTTCTTTTTGTATCTTTATCTCTTATTACAATTACAGATGTTTGTTGTCCATTAATAGAATTTGGAGCGTCTTGGGCAGATGTTAAAATTTCTAAAATAATATCTTTAGGAATATCTTTTTCTAAATAACTTCTAATGCTTCTGTGATTTTCTAAAACATTTATTACTTCATTCATAATTTAAATCATCTCCTTTTATTTTACTTTGTCCATTTTCTATTCTTTGCAAACGAACTTAATCCTTCTTATTAAATATTTTATCTTTTATTGTCTCAATTACACCATTTTCATTATTGTTTTTTGCTATAAAATTTGAAACTTCTTTTAATTTAGGATGTGCATTTTCCATAGCAAAACTATATTTTGCTGTCGACATCATTTCTAAATCATTTAAATAATCTCCAAAAACCATAGTTTCATCATATGTTATGTTTAAAAGATTTTGAATCTGGAGAATAGCCTCACCTTTATCAGCATCTAAATTTGTAATATCTAGCCAAATTTCTCCTGAAATAGCAACTTTATAGATAATTTCATACTTTTGAAAATGAGGATAAACATTTAATTCTGTTCCAGTTAAATCACAAAATGTAACTTTTAACACCTCATCTTTAACTTTTAATATATCGTCTACGATTTCGTATCTTTCATAGTATTTTTTTACTTCATTGATAAACGAATCTTCATTACATTCAATATAGGCACTATTTTTTCCACATAAAACGATATTTGAAGTAGGAAGTTTTCTTCCTAACTCAACAAGTTCAACTATAGATTCTTGATTCATAGAATTACAAAATAATTCAATATTATCTTTAACTACATAAGTTCCATTTTCAGCTATAAAAAGTAAGTCATTTCTAATAGATTCAAAGTTTTTTAATAAATTATAATATTGTCTTCCACTAGCAATCGCAAATAATATATTTTTATCTTTTAATTTTTCAAAAATTTCCCAGAACTCATTATTTATTTCTTTTTCATCATTTAGTAATGTTCCATCCATATCTGTAACAATTAGTTTAATCATTAGTTACCTCTTTTTATTATTTTATTTCTTATTTCATATAAAATTATTCCAGAAGCCATTGCAACATTTAATGATTCAGCAGTTCCATAAATTGGAATTATAATTTTCTGGTCACTTTCTTTTAATATACTAGCTTCTATTCCATTCCCCTCATTTCCAAATATAATTGCATTTTTTTCTAATAAACACATATCTGTATATGGAACTGAATCTGATTCTAATGCTGTAGATATTATATTATATTGTTTTGTTTTTAAGAATTTTACTAATTCAGTTTCTTCTATATAATAAATGTTTATATTAAAAATTGATCCCATACTGCTTCTCACTACTTTTTCATTATAGTGGTCGACACTTCCTTTGGTGATTAATATATCTTTAAAACCAGCAGAGTCTGCAACTCTTATGATAGTTCCAAGGTTTCCAGGGTCAGACACTTTATTTAATACTATAATATTATCGGACATTTTATCTATTGAAGGTTCTTCGGATTTGTATACGATAATAATCCCTTGCGAGTTTTCTTGAGATGTTAACTGTGAAAATAATTTTTCGTTGATTACTATTTTTTTACAATCGAATTTGTTTAATCTATTTTGTATATTTTCTTCATCTTTAATTTTTTCTGATATTACTATAATTTCTGGAATTTTATTAAAATCTAAAAATTTTATTCCTTCTGCTATAAACATTTTTTCTAAATCTCTATATTTTTTTGTTTTCAATTTTTTAATTTTTTTAAAGGTTTCATTATCTTTACTAACTATAAATTCCATGTGTCCTCCTAAATTTTTATCTAAAGAATATTATACATTAATTTTAAAGTAATTTCTATAAAATCATGGTAAACTTAAAAAAAGGAGGTGGTTTATACGTTTACTTTTAAAATGCTAAAATTACTTCATACACTTGATTTAAATGAAATTCCTGATAATAAGTTTATTAAAGAATTGGACTTTTTTGGAGTTCAAGCTCTTGAGTACTATAGTTCTAGAATTGATATTATGGATGTTGATGTTATTTATCAATTACTTTCTCTATATAACAATAGAAGCAGGGGAGAAAAAAATGATTTAATCAAAAGTTTAAATAGAAAAATTCCTTTACTTTTCAATTTAGAATATTTTGACGATGAACCATTTGAAGTTTCAGAAACTTCGAACTTTTTTAAAGGGGTTTTAAAGTCTAGAGTTTATGTATCTATTAAAGTCCTTAGAAAAAATAAAGAAGAAATTTTAAAAAATATTAGCTCTTTAGAAAGATTAGAATCTGTTTCTAATTATGTTCCTGGAATTGATATTTCGAAAAATCTTAAAAGTTTTACAGACTTTTGTAATAATTCTATGTCTATAGAATATGATTTAAAACTCGAGAATGAAAATCTGTTAAAATTAAAAGAAAAGAAAGAACTATTTTTAACTAAATATCCTGAACTTGAGCATTTAAAGTTTTCAAAATCTTTCCCATATCTTTCTGAACCTGATGTGTGGGTTTCAGAATTTATAGAAAATGGAAGACCTTTGAGTATAGCACTCAGAAAAAACCTTCTAAAAAAGGATGCAGCTTTGAATATAATAAGGACAAGGCTTATATATGCATTGGAGATTGGAATATTTACAAGTAATCTTTCTGATAAAGATATAGTAGTTGAAGATGACGATAATTTTTATTTAGAAATTGCTATAGAATGATTGAAATTACAGATATTAAAGAAAAAATTTTATTAGAATTTTAGAGGCTATTTTAGATGGAGATTCTGAAAAATCTATAATCTTTTTAACAAAGTTATCTGAACTACCCTTTCAGAAGAAAAGTTTATTATTTTTAAAGAAGATGCTACTATTTTTTTTAAATGAAAATTTTAAAAATCATAAGACAGTTTCCATTGTTAAATTAATGTGTAATTTATTAAAAATAGCACTAGATAACTCTCTTGTTTTTTGAAAAATATATCTATGATTTTTTTAAAGAACTCATGTTTATACAACTAATTGTTTTTAATAGTGGTTATAAAATAGAATTTTTTTTCTATCTTAAATAACTTTATAAAATCATTAAATCTACAGATGCTTGACTTAATTTAAAAAATATACTAGAATTTATCTATTGTATTTTTTTTATTAGGAGGATTTTTTAAATGAAAAAATTTGGTATTTTTATTTCACTACTATTTTTGCTTGTTTCATGTGGAGACAATAAGACTGAAATAACAAAGTTCTTTATCTTTATGGATGGGCTGATTACGTTCCAAGTGAAATTTTTGATAATTTTGAAAAAGAAACAGGAATTAAGGTTATCGAAGATATTTATTCTTCTAATGAAGAGATGTTTGCTAAATTAAAAGCTGGAGGAAAGGGTTACGATATAGTTACTCCTTCTACAGATTATGTTGAGATTTTAATGAATGAAAATATGTTAGAAAAATTGGATAAAAGTAAACTTCCTACGTTTGATAATATAGATCCAATGGTTCTTGAAAAGATTCAATATTTTGACAAAGATAATTCTTACGCTGTTCCTTATATTATGGGATCAACTGGAATTGCTGTAAATACAAAATATGTTAAAGACTATCCAAGAGACTATACAATCTATGAGAGAACAGACTTAGCTGGTAGAATGACTTTATTAGACGATATGAGAGAGGTTCTAACATCTGCTTTAGGAACTTTAGGATATTCTCAAACTATAGAAGATGAAACTGCTATTGCTCAAGCTTCTGATCTTGTTAAAAAATGGAAGAAAAATATTGCTAAATTGATTCTGAATCTTTTGGTAAAGGATTTGCAAATGGAGATTTTTGGGTAGTTCACGGTTATGCTGAAATATTTATCAAGAACTTGATGAAGAACAAAGAGCACATACAGACTTTATATATTCCTGAGAAGGGTGATACTGCATATGTTGATTCATTTGTAATACTAAAAGATGCTCCTAATAAGGAAGCAGCTTATAAGTTCTTAGAATTTATTCATAGACCCGAAAATTATAAACTTGTTTCTGAGCATTTAGAACTTCCATCAATAAATGTTCCTGCTAGAGAACTTATTGAAGTTGAACCAATTTACAAAATGGAGGATTTAAAAGGATCTGAAATTTTAAGAGATATCAAGAAAACTTTAGATATTCAAAATAAATATTGGCAAGAAATAATGGTTGATTAATAAAATAATAAAAAAGCTGGTTGGAATGTAAATTGTTCCAATCAGCTTTTTTTATTAAGAATTTAATAATTTAATAAGATATATTCCATAAACCCCAATCATAATAGCTCCCTGCCATCTTTGAAGGTTTTTCTTTCTAGCAACAAATAATAACAATAGTAAACTAGCAAAAACATTTATACCTATCTCTAAATTAGATCCAGGCATCATAGTTATAGGAGCTATACTTGTAGATATTCCTAAAATAAAGAATATATTAAATATATTTGATCCTACGACATTTCCTATTGCTAAATCAGAGTTCTTTTTCATAGCTGCTACAACCGATGTTGCAAGTTCCGGAAGAGATGTTCCAGTGCTACGACAGTAAGAGATATTATTCTTTCTGACACTCCAAAGCCAGAAGCTATTTCAACCGCAGAATCAACTATAAATTTTCCACCTAAAATTAATAGAACTAATCCCCCTACAAAAGCTAAACTTGCTACTAAGGAGTATAATTTTTTATTTCTAACTCTTCCTCTTCTTTTGAAGATACCATCAAGTAAAAATTATAAGCTAAAAAGATTAAAAAGAATAATAGCAGTATAGATCCATCTACTTTTCCTATTACTGAAGTAATTCCATCAAAGTACATATCATTTGCCATAAGAAAAACAATAAATGCAGCCAATAAAGACATTGGAATTTCTACATATGTCGTTGTTTTACTTACTGTTAAAGGATATATTAATGCTGTTATTCCTAAGATTACTAGAGTATTAATAAGATTACTTCCTATTACATTTCCTAACGTTATAGCTGAATGCCCTTGTACAGAGGCAATTACATTTACAACAAGCTCAGGTGCAGATGTTCCAAATGCAACTATCGTAAGTCCTATCACTAAGTTTGGAATATTGATCTTTTAGCTATTACTGAAGCTCCATCTACTAAAAAATTCGCTCCATAAACTAAGGCAATTACCCCAATTATCATCATTACAAAAGCCATTATACACAATCCTCCTAATTATTTAATTATTTTTATATCTTTATAATATAGCACAAAATATATTTTCTTGTAAGAGTTTACATAATAGTGTATAATTTTTTTAAAAGACTTTTTTGGAGGTAACTATGATTTTTTCTATAAATAGAAATAAATTAGTTGAAATTCTTTCGGATTTTAATAATATATTAAAAGAAAATCCCATTAAGCCCATAATATCAGGTTTAAAAATAGAGGCTTTAGATAATAGAATAATTTTTACAGGAACTAATTTAGAAATAAACTTTATAAAAACATCCGAAGGTGATATAGAAGAGAATGGTGTTGTAATTTTAAAACCTTTCTTAGCTTTAGAATATATCAAGCTCTTAGATGATGAGTTTATAAAATTTTCTCTTAACAAAGAAACTTTAATGATTCATGGAGCAGAATTCTTAGTTTTAGATTCTGAACAGTATCCTGAAGTTGAAGAAATTAAATTCACAGAAATTTCTAAAATCAATAGCTCAAAATTTGTAAAACTTTTAGATAAAACAAAATTTGCTGCAGCAACTTCTAATGAAAACATGGCAATTAATTGCCTTAGAATTATATTTAAAAATAATGAAATCCAAATAGCTTCTACAGATTCTTATAGACTTATTTTTTTAAGTTCTGAAGCTGAGTCTAGTATTGAAAAAGAATTTTCTTTACCTTTAGAAAGCGTTAATATTATTTGTAAATTATTAAAAGATTCAAATGAAGATATAACAATTGGATACAATGACAATTTAATTATTTTCAAATGGAGTAATAGCTATTTCTCTAGTAAAGCAATTAATTTACCATTCCCTAGTTTTAGTGGAATTTTATCAAATTCCTCTTTTTCAAAAGAAATGGAATTTAATACTATTGAACTTAAAAGCGCATTAAAAAAAGTTTTAACTGTTGCTAGAACAAGTGTTGAAACTAAAAATGGAGCTCTTTTAAACTTTGCTGGAAAGAATTTAGTTATGAGTGCTCATTCTGGTAAAGCCAAAATAAACCAAAAAGTTAACATGATTAAAAATGGTGACGATTTAAAATGCTCTCTTAATATAAAATATCTATATGAATTTATAGATAATATTTCTAAAAATACAATTATTAAATGTAGTTCATCGTCAGCTATGTTTGAAATTTCAGAATATGAAAATAATTCTTATAAATATATCCTAATGCCTCTTGCATTAAGAGACTAGGAGGCATTATGATAAAAATATATAAAAGTCATAATGATTTGCTTGAAAAAAAGACTTTTGTCATCGGAGAAAATCTTGAAATTGAAAAATTAAAAGAAAAAAATACATGGATTCACCTTTCTCACCCAACTGAAGAGGAGATAAAGGTTATAACTACCGCTTTTGACATCCCTGAAGAGCATATTAGAGCTGCTCTTGATGAAGAGGAGAAAGCGCGTCTTGAAATCGACGAGAGCTTAATTCTGGTTATTATCGACGTTCCAGTGCACAGCGAACAAAATAGATGTTCATTTACAACTATGCCTTTAGGTATAATACTACTAAATGATAATATCATTACTGTATCCACTACTAAGTTTCCTCTTATTGAAGAATTTATAAATGGAAAAATCAAAAGTTTCTTTACTTATAAAAAAACTAGATTTATTCTACAATTACTATTTAGAAACTCTACATATTTTTTATACTATCTAAAACAAATTGGAAGAATAAGTGATAATATAGAAAAACAACTTAAAGACTCTATGAGAAATGAAGAGCTCATGCTATTGCTCGAATTAGAAAAAAGTTTGGTTTACTTTACAACTTCTCTAAAATCAAATGAAGCAGTTTTAGAAAGAATGATGAGAACAGAGATTGTTAAAAGATACCCAGATGATTTAGAGCTACTTGAAGATGTTATAATCGAAACAAAACAAGCAATTGAAATGGCAAATATCTACTCAAGTATTTTGAGTGGAACAAGAGATGCTTTTTCTTCAGTTATTTCTAATAACCTAAACGTTGTTATGAAAAAGCTTACATCCATAACAATAGTGTTTGCTATTCCAACTATTGTTTCTGGACTATGGGGAATGAACGTTTCCGGAATTCCATTTGCAAATACTCCTTATGGATTTTTCATTGTACTTTTGATGGCAATTCTATTTGGTATGTTACTTGCTTGGATTTTATTTAGAAAAGAGATGTTTTAAAATACAAAAGCAAGAAAGTCTAATCATATATAGACCTTCTTGCTTTTTTTAATAACTTATTTTTTTATAGCTATATCAATTACATCTTCAAAGTAATTTACAAAATGTGCTTTTATTCCTTCTCTTATATAATCTGGTAATTTATCAAAATCTTTCTTATTATCTTTTGGAAAAATTAGTTCTTTTATTCCAACTCTTCTAGCAGCAATTGTTTTTTCTCTAACTCCTCCAATTGGTAAAACTTTCCCTGTAAGAGTTAACTCTCCTGTCATTGCAAGCTCTTTTCTAACAGGTTTATCTATCGCTAAAGAGTAAAGTGCTAGTGCCATCGTAATTCCAGCCGACGGACCGTCTTTAGGAGTTGCACCTTCTGGAACATGAAGGTGAATTTTATTTTTATCAAAATAGTCCTTTCTCTCCTCTGGACAATTTTTATCTGTTGAAAGATGAGATCTTACATATGAGTATGCTATTTCTGCTGATTCCTTCATTACATCTCCAAGTTGTCCTGTAAGCTTTAATCCACTCTCTTTATTACTTATACTTGTAGCTTCTATGTATAGTGTAGCTCCTCCCATAGAAGTCCAAGCCAGACCTAAGGTTACTCCTGGAATTTCTTTTTGATACAGTTCTTCTGTAACAAATACTGGAGCTCCTAAATATTCTTCTAAATTTTTATCTGTTATTTTGATTTTTTCAGTATTTCCCTCAGCTATTTTAAGTGTTACTTTTCTCATTATTTTTTTAATTGCCTTTTCTAGGTTTCTAACTCCGGCCTCTCTTGCATACTTGTCTATCATATCCTCTAATGCAGTCTTACTAATACTAATTTCCTTATTATCAAGACCATGTTCTTTTAACTGATGAGGAATCAAATATTTTGTTGCAATTTGAAGCTTCTCTTCTAAAATATATCCTGGCAATTGTATTATTTCCATTCTATCAAGTAGTGGCCTTGGTATTGTATCTAATTGGTTAGCTGTTGTTACAAATAATATTTTTGATAAGTCATATCTAATATCTAAATAATGATCTAAAAATTCTTTATTTTGCTCTGGATCTAGTACCTCAAGGAGTGCCGATGCAGGGTCGCCTCTGAAGCTGTTTCCTATTTTATCAATTTCATCTATCATTATTACAGGATTTGTTGTCTTTAATAATTTTAATGCTTGAATTATTTTTCCTGGCATAGCACCAACATAAGTTCTTCTATGCCCTTTTATCTCAGCTTCATCAACCATACCACCAACTGAGAATCTATAAAATTTTCTATTTAATGCCTCTGCAATAGATTTTCCAATAGAAGTTTTTCCAACTCCCGGAGGTCCAACTAAACAAAGTATTGATCCACTTACATTTCCAGTTTTCATAACTGTACTTATAAACTCTAATATATTAGTTTTTACATCTTCTAAACCATAATGGTCTTTATCTAAAATTGTTTTAGATTTTTTTATATCCAATCTATCTTTTGAATAAACTCCCCATGGTAATTCCACAATAGACTCTATATAAGATCTAGTTATATGATATTCTGGTGAGCTTTTATCTAAAAGATTTAGTTTTTCCATTTGTTCCGTAACTACATCTTTTGCTTCAGGAGATAATTTTATATGTTTTAATCTTTCTCTAATCTTATCTAATTCTGCAGATTTTTCATCCTTTTCCATTCCTAGTTCTTGTTTAATTACCTTTAGCTGTTCTCTTAAAAAATATTCTTTTTGTTGTTTGTTTATTTTTTCATCTATCTGTTTAGATATTTTCATTTGTAATTGTGAGATTTCTAACTCTTTTTTTAACATAGTTAATAATCTTCTCGAACGATGTTCTAAATCAAATTCTTCAAGAAGTGTTTGGAGTTCTTTTCCTTCTGTTTTTAGCATAGAAGATATTAAGTCTATAAGAATCCCTGGTCTATCATAAGAAACTTGAGACATTAAAAGTTTTAACTCCTCTTGCAAAATTGGATTAACTTTAAAAATCTCTTTAAGAGATGTCATTATAGCTAACATATATGCTTTAACTTCATCTGTTGGTGACCCTTCTAGTTCCTTATTATACGTTACGCTCCATAAGATTCCAATATCTGATGAAACAACTTCTTTTTTCTTAAATCTTCCTACTCCTTGTACAATAACTTGCATACTATTTGGAGAAAGAAGGGTTGTTTTATGAATTTTAACAACGGTTCCTACTGTATAAAGATTCGATTTAAAATAATCATCCTCGTCAACTTCCTTAGCAAAAACTAATCCCATAAATCCACCATATTTCTCTTCAGCCTCTTTTATTGAATGTAAAAATTCATCTCCTGAAAAAGTTATTGGAATCATTATATTTGGAAAAATTGGTCTTGTAACAAGTGGAAGTATTGGCAATTTTTCTGGAAGTAAATCCTTTATATTCACTAAATCAGTT